TTTCCCGTCTCTCTCAACTCGATGATGTGGGAAGGAAACTACTCACCGAGATTTTATAGGAGGACTTAAGATATGGCAGATGCATTAACATATGGTCTTGTATCAGGCGGTATAAGTTTATTAGGCGGCTTATTTGGTAAGAAATCAGCCAAGAAACAGAAGAACGCAGAGAATGCTTTCTACGAGAAGAAGTGGCTTGAATATGACATGCCAGCTTGGCAGATGTCTAAAGATAAGCTGATATCAGATAGAGATTTTATAATTGAAGGTATCAATTTAAAGGTAGCTAATGAAAAGAAGTTTGCTGACTTTAAAGATGCGAATAATCTTCGTGCTTATCAACAACAGTTAAAGATAAGAACCTATCAACACGAACAAAAGAAAAGATTATTCCAAAAGTCTGAACGTCTCTATGGTCAATCTATACAGCAAGCACAAGAGCAAGCTGCAATACAGATGCAAGAGGTTAAACAGCAATTTGCATTTCAGAATGAAGATAGGATTATTGAAAGTATCAATAAGAAGGGTGAACTAGCAGTAACCTCTCAAGCTGGTAGAAGTGCAGTTAAGGCTGCTCAGGCTGAGATATATGATCAAGGTAGACAGATAGCAATAATGACAGAATCACTAATTAGTGCAGATAGAAATACTCGTATGGGCTTAAGGGACTTCATGAGAAAAGCAGACGCTCAACGTATGCTCAGACCAGAGATAGGTCCAGAACCACTGAAACCACTGAAGACTCCACTACATGATTATCAACTACCTAGAGCACTTCAAGACTTTGACTTCGGACCTGAACCTATACAAGGTGTATCTTTCCAACAAGTGCCAAGTACATTAGGTGTCTTAGCTGGAGCAGCAAGTGCAGGTTTTAGTGCTTATGCAGCGGCAACTCCAGGTACGAATAGCTTTGATAGTACTGGTAGTCAAGTAGGAGCTATGGGTGGTATGTATGTCGCAGGTATGAATCCTTAATTAACATAACAACAAATGGCAAAAGCAAAATTCCAAGGGTACGCCATTGGAAAAGGCTTTAGTAATATAGACCCAGGATATTCCGCACTTACTCGTTTACAGGAAAAGCAAAATCAAGATCTAGCTAACCTTAAACAAGCAGAGAAAGATCGGAGAGATAGGGATCTACAGGCTGAAGCCGACCTCGAAAGAGTGATGAAGAATGAAGAAGCTAACCGTAAAGAAATCTACATTGAAGACAAGGTATTTTCGACACGGGAACGAGCACTTCAAGTCAACAAAGAAATCTTTGTTCAGAATGAACGAGCAAAGATTAAGTCAATAGATGATAAGCAGAAAGCTTTTGAACAGATAATTGGATTTAGCAAACAAGCTTTTGAAGATTATAAGACAATCAAAAAGAAGGATTGGGATGCTACAGCTAGTGCGTCATATAACTATCATATGACTCATGGTATCTCTCTTGAAGAGCAGCTTAGAATAGATTTAATGGAGGATGAGTTATTTCAACGAGGTGCAAACTTTGAAGCAATAGCTGATCAACTGAGGGCAGAGGGTTATACAAATGAAGAAGTACATTATGTACGTGGTAAGAACAGTGCCTCAGACTATGGACGTTTAAAAGCCTACTCAGTACAAGCTGGTATGCGTTGGCAAGAGTTTGCTCAGTCTGAGTTAGCTCGGATGGGTATAACTGATAAGGTTGAGCAAGAGGCTGCACTAGACGCTTTAAGAATTAAGTATCTAAAGACTCATAAGTTATATGGAGTTAGCTCTGATTTCTTGGAGCCAATGTTCCAAAGGATGAGGGCTGGTACGTCTCAGCTACTTGCTAAGACTCAGTTAAGAAATGATGTTGAGTTTACCCAACGTAGAACAGCTGAATCTTTAGAACAATTAGTTGCATTCCAATCTCCAGATTCTTTAAACAACGCCTTCCTTGCAAAAACAAGAGAATTAAACCCTAAGACAGGTACTACCTTTACCAAGGCTGAAGCTAAACAATGGATATTTGATACATTAGCGAACGTCAACATGTTCCCTGATGACGAGAAGGTGATGAGCCTTCTTCAGAATACTGATATGCTCCACATGAATAAGAAGTGGGGTGCTGAGGTTAATCAATTATTTGTTAATGACTTAATAGATACTCGTGTCAAAAATAAAGATGCTATAAAAACTCAAACTGACTTAGCTGTAAAACAAAAGAAAGAAGAGATCTTAACGAAAACAAGAGACTTCTTTAATGATCCTATGAGATGGAATGGAAATCAGAAAGTTGGTTTACAAATCATGCAAGAACTGAAAGGTCAAGGTTTCACTAATGATGAACTAGCTGAGTTTCTTCCTTATTTAGATCAAAGTGTTTCAGCAAGAGCCGATGGTGATGAATGGAGAAAGATTATTAATGATGCAGCGACTGCTAATACTCTTACTTCCGAAGATTTAAACCAACCTTGGGTTCCTCATGATTTAAAAGTTAAGTACTGGGATCAAGCCATAGCAAATGATGCTTTATTTGAGAAAGTTAATTTTGAAGATGTTGAAAAAGTCCTTGGTGATAGTTTAAGACAAACCTTAAATGACTTAAGTCTTGAATCTGCACTACACCCTAGTTTCAGATTAGCTAAAGCTAAAGCTGTATCAAACTTTAGAGAGATATATAAAGAAACTGGTGATAGAGAGGCTGCCATACAAGCTGTTCAAATACAAATAGAAAACGGTAAGTTTGAAAATGGTAAGTATGGTAAAGGTGATTTCATAGTCATACCACCTGAAAAATGGTCTGGCAATCAATCATTCTTTGCAGGTCTTACTCCAGGTTCACATAAATATGCTCCACCAGTAATAGCTTCAGATACATGGAAAGAACGTGAAGCAATAATGCAAGATCTTATAAAAGATCCTACGTTATTAAATAGAAAATTATTTATCCATCCAGACGATCTAAAGGAGATAGCTTTAGCCATTAAACAACAAAGAAGTTATCGACTACCAGAAATAGTATTTGATATATATAAATCTAATAAAGACAAGTATGGAAGCCCAACTGAAGTATGGCAAGGACAATTAGAACTTGCAGTAAAACAAGAAATACTTGAAGAGCACAATCTTAAAGTAGAAGACTTTAGATATACCCTATTTAGGGATGTCGATGATCCTACTGCAAAGAAAATGATTGATGATATTAGAACTAAAGGTGATTTCTTAAAAACCATTCAAGTCATTAGGAATCCTCAATCGACTAGAGATCCAAAGTATATGTCTAATACGGTAATTCGTAAAATCAACGTCCCATCAGTCTTAGAAACACAATTAAACAGAGAACAAATGAGAGACGATCCTTACTACGAATATGACGTAGAAACTGGTACTTATAGTCAATACGGAGTGGAGTGATGGAAAACGAAGACATTTTAGAACAACAAGCTCTTTTTAAAGAAAGGCTTAATGAAATGGCTAGGGAAGAGTTAGAGAAACAAAGAAGAGGTTTCTCTTATAACACCCCTAACACTTCAACTGAAGCACCACCTCCAGAGGATAAAGATGAAAAAGTTATTGACAGTGCAGCTCAGGTATTAACAGGTAAACCTGAAACACAACAACAAGAACAGCCAACAGAACAACCTAAAGAATCTCAGAACTTCCATAGCGATATGAAGTTAGATCTTAACCCTGCTAAATGGGCTTACTTGTCTGGTATGGGTGCATTGGATGTGCCTTTTGATGTTGTTGGTTTGGTTCCTGGATTAGGTTGGTTAGACGATAGTTGGGATGACCTAACAAAGCAGAATAATGAAGGTGCTCGTAAGTTTAGAGCAGCTGCCAGTATTATTCTTCCAACCATTGTCACAGCTGGAGCTTACGGTAAATGGGTAGCAGCTAAGAACCTACCTGCATTAACTAAAGCTGCAATGAATGTAGGAGGAGTTGGTCTGATTAATGGTGCTATAGCTAGTGCCAGTGACTTTGGTGAAGATCCAGAGAACAGATTCCTAACCAGTCCTCAGAACTTCAAACGTCTACAAGAATGGTGGCCTGAGATCTTTGGTCCTCAAGGTAGGTATCCCCTAGCTGAAGACTTGATGAAGATAGATGGTATTGATCCTGAACTAAATAGAATCTTAATCGGTATTGAAGAGACTGTATTCAGCGGTGTAGGAGATATCATTGGATATGGATTCAATGCTGCTAAACCACTGCTATGGAAAGTAAAACCTCTAAGTGAACAAGCTGCAGCTGTTAAAAAGGCAACGCAGATTAAATACATGGAGGCTGATACTAAGAAAGCTATCTCTGATATTGATGGAGCACTCGAAACGGGAGCCTTGAATAAGGAACAAGCTGAAGCTCTACTTGTTAAGAAGGGTAGATTGATAGATCAGATAACGAAGACAGGTTCTTCAGAAGTTACTGGTAATCCAGCTGAGTCTATTATTAGAGATAAGCAAAGATCACGTCAAGCATATACAGATCAAAGAGCAGTTAGGAAAATAATTGAGAATCCTTGGGGTAAAGAATTTGACGCTGATATCACACCTAAATTAGCTAGTGATACACAGCAATCAAGCAAACCTTATATTCCTGGAGCTGCAATTAGAAATACCATAGATGTAACAGCACAAGAGGCAGGTGAGTATTCAAGAAATGCAGTACCTACCCGTCCTTATACAGATGCTGCCAAAGATAAAGCATTAAAGCTAGGTGAAGCACATACCTTAGTGGCTGGGGTAGCTAAGAAAGTTAGAGAAATGCCTGACTATGTTGACTTCCAAAACAAATTCAGGAATGCTGATAGGTTTAATGGAGCGATGGGTTTCTATGAAAAGATAATGCCCTTTGGTACTGGTGCAAGACTATCTAAAATACTAACTAGCAAAGATTATCTAACAACAACATCAGTGTTAGGTAAAGATGGAGTAAGGCGTGAAATTCAATATTTAAATCCAGATGGTTTATCCGCAACAGGGCTTGCGATGTCCGATCTACTTAATCTTTATGTAGGTAAGGAGACTCAAGCTACTTCAGCAAGAGTTATGTCTACTCTTGGAAAAGAGATCTCAGCCATGTCTAACGGGGCTGTGACCTATAAAGGTTTGATGGATGAAGAATTAGTCTACAAGAACATTCTTGACCGTGTAGAGCTGTTAGAAGCTGAATACGGTAAAGCTAAATTTGCAGCTGGTTGGACATTAGAAAATGCTGCCTTTTGGAAGCGTTTCCAAATGGGAGATGTTACTGCTGAAGAGGTTGATAATGCTATAAAACAAATCAACCGTGGAGCAACTAAATCTCATGAAAACTTTAAAAAACTAAGACAGACTTTAGAAGAGTTAGATAAAACTGGTAACAAGAAACTATCTCAAGTAATAAAAGAGGCTTACGACTATAGCGATGGTGATATTAACAGTATCCTATCTTTAGATGCATGGGCTAAAAAACAAGTAAATCCTGGTGGATTAATTGTCAGTGGTGATAGAGGTATGAACCTCTTTGCTAAAGGAGCTTGGGCTAGTGTTTATAACAACGTATTATCGGGTTTGTCTCCTTTAAGAGCTGCTTTAGGTAATGGAGTTAGTCTTATCCTACGACCAATAACTACTTTTACTAGAGCAGGTATTAAGTCAATATTTAGTGGTAGTACAGAACCTTGGGAAAGAGCAGTCTATCTTCATAGTTCTATGTTTGAAACCACTCGTAGAGCTTGGAATGATATGACAGCACGTATGGCAAAAGTCCATAGTGATCCTGATGCCTTGATGAGAACTATCCGTAAGGACTATGTGATCGAAGAGGATAATGCTTATAAGATCATTGATGACTACTCAGAGCAGTGGGAAAAGAATGGTGATCATTGGAACTCATTCTTCTGGGGATGGGCTAAGACTCAACGAGCTGTTGCTCGGATGAAGTGGATGAGAACTGGTATGACAGGCATGGCAGGTGTTGATGCTTATACTGATACGTTCATGGCTACCTTTATGTCTAGAGTAAGAGCTTATGATGAAGTGTTTGGAAAGTTTAAAAACACATTAGATCCAGTAGAATTTGAAGCAAAACTGATTGAAGCTGAAAAGATTAACTACGGCAAGATGTTTGATAAAGATCGTGTCTTAACTGATCTAGCAGCTAAGAATGCCTCTGGTGAAATTGCTTTAAACCTTGATGATGGTATATCTACTTGGCTAAATGCTGGTTTATCAAAAGTACCAGCTATGAAAGTCTTTATGATGTTCCCTAGAACTGGTATCAACCAAGTTAAACAGGCTATTTCATATACACCAATAGGCATGATACCTGGTATAAAAAGTAAGTATGCCAAAATCTTACAAGCAGGTGATAATGAAAAACTTATCAGAGAAGCATTAGCTGAACATGGTATGAAGAACTTTGATGAAGTTCCTAATGCTATGGCTATTTATAAGCAACTTAAGGATGAGTATGAAGGCCGAATCATGGTTGGAAGTGCTACTGCAATCATGGGATTCTGGTATGCAATGTCCGGTAATATCAGAGGTAACGGACCTGTCAATGCAAAAGAAAGACAGGACTTAATGAGGAAAGGTTGGAGACCATATACTGTCAATGTTGGTGGTAATTGGATCAGCTACAAAGGTGTTCCAATGGTTGAACAGATGTTTTCTTTAGTTGGTGATATGGCTTATTACCAGAATGCTTTAGGCACTAATTTAACAGAAAGTCTTCTAAGTAAATTTGGTTGGACTATATCAGCTACTTACCTAAACAACACACCTCTATATGGTATTGAACCTATTATGGCTGCTATCAATGGTGATGAGTCAGCAATTAAGAGGACTTTTGCCAACATAGCTAGAGGTGTAATACCAGCATCTGGTGCTTTTGGTGTGGTAGCTAATGCTATTACTCAAGCACAGAAGGATATCTATAATGATATGAGAGGTTATGTCCTAAACTCAACTCCATTTAAACAAACTCTACCTAACCAAATAGATCATTGGACAGGTGAGCAGGTTAACGAAGTAGATAATCATCTCCTTAGAATGTTAAATGCTCTTAGCCCAGTCAAAGTTAGTGGAGGTGAAGAGCCTTGGAGACTTTGGTTACTTAATAGTGGATTCGATGACATTGGATTCCTAAGAAAGAAGACTGGTGCTGATGTGGAATATTCAGCTGAAGAACGAGAACTAATTGGTAGGTTTATGGGTGAGGATAATCTTTGGAAAGAAGTTGAAAGGATGAGAACTAATAAGAAATGGAATAAACAGCTTAATGATCTTAGGCAGTTAATGAAAGATCCCACTAAGTCTAAACAAGAAGTAATGGCTTATAGGAAGAACCTTCCTGTATATCAGCATCTAAGAAAGGTACTTAAAAAATCCCAATTAAAAGCTGAAGCTCGCATAGCTATGGACCCTAGATATAAACACTTGGATATTCAAGGTAAGGGTAGAGCTATTACTAAGAAATATATGGAGAAAGGCTTAGTAGAAGCAGCAAAGAATAACGCAGATACAAATCAAAGAATTAACGACTTATTAAATCTACCCAACAGATAACAACAACACACAATGGCAGTTACCGAAAACTTATTTACAGGTAATGGCTCCACCACCACTTACTCATTTACATTTCCATATCTAAAGACCACTGACATCAAAGCGACTGTCGGTGGCAGTGCCACTACAGCCTTCACTCTACCCACGGCTACGACACTACAATTTAATACTGCACCTGCCAATGCTGCACAAATAAGAATCTATCGTGATACAGCTGATGATGATTTATCAGCTACTTTTTATGCAGGATCTTCAATTAAATCTCAGGATTTAAACGATAACTTCACCCAAACCTTATACCTTTCTCAAGAAGCTAAGCATGATGCTGATACAGCTTGGCAAACAGGAACTGAAACTGTTGATAGTACTGAAACTTGGGAAAGCAATAACAACAGAGTTGCTACTACTGGAGCTATCGATGGAAGAGTCGATGCCAAAATAGATACAGCAATAGAAAATGATGTACTAGCTGGTACAGATTTAGCCAAGACCCAATCAGGTGGTCAAGTCACTATTAACCACAATGTAAGTGGAGCTAGTTCAGTTAACAACAGTAACGGTACTGTCATTCAAGATGTAACTTTGAATGCTAATGGTCACGTAACTGCTCTAGGTTCCTATGATTTAGATGGAAGATACTATACAGAGACTGAACTAAATGCAGGTCAATTAGATAATAGGTACTATACAGAGACTGAACTGAACGCAGGTCAATTAGATAATAGGTATTACACTGAAACTGAACTACTTGGAGGTGCTTTAGACGGAAGGTATTTCACAGAGACTGAAGCGGATGCTAGATATTTCAATATAAGTACTGGTGACACTATTAAAGATGGTCAGACCTTTCCCGATAATGACACAACTATAGCTACAACAGCTGCTATCAATGATCGTATTATTGATCTAGTAGATGATGTAGGTGGTTTTGTACCAATAGCAAATGAAACATCTTTTCCTAACGCTAACCCTGACGTTAATAACGGCACTGGAACTCTTGTATCTATTAAGGCTCTCGCTAGTAACTTAACTTCTAATGGAAGTGGTGAAGCGACAGTTTCTAATGGTACTGTAGGTAACTCAACCGTAACTATTACTGGTTTAGCAAACAGCACAACTTATGCTGCAGGTTTTGGAATGTTAGTAGAAACTTCTTCTACACTCCATACCTATACTTTTCATAGATTAGTACCTAAAGCTACAGAGGTTTCAACAGTTGCTGGTTCAATTAGTAACGTTAATACAACAGCGTCAAATATTAGTAATGTTAACTCTGTAGCTGGAAATGCTTCTAACATTAACTCAGCAGTTTCAAACTCAGCAAATATAAACACTGTTGCTGGAGCTATAACTAATGTTAATACAGTTGCTACAAATGTGGCAGATGTTAATAATTTTGCTGATTTATATCAAATAGCTACATCCGCACCTAGTACAGATGGTGGAGGTAATTCTCTAGCAGCTGGTGATATGTGGTTTGATTCGTCTTCAAATAAAACTTTAAAAGTTCATAATGGGACAGCATTTCAATCAGTTTCACCGTCTCAAACGGTATTAAATGATATATCTATTGTATCTGGTCAGATTACTTTTATTGAAGATTTAGGTTCTATAGCAGATGCATTAACAACTGGTACAGGTAATAATATTAATACAGTAGCAGCAAGCATTGCTAACGTTAACACTGATGCTAGCAATATAGCGAGTATTAATAGTGTAGCTGGGTCTATTTCAAATGTTAATTCAACAGCAGGTTCAATCGCAAATGTTAATACGGTTGCTGGCTCTATAGCTGATGTAAATAGATATGCTAACGAATATCAAATAGCATCATCAGCTCCTAATGGACCAAGTGAAGGAGATTTATGGTATGACAGTACAAACAACGTATTAAAATATCATAATGGCTCTGGATTCATAGGTATATCTAGTGGACTAACAGCAATAGTACAAGACACTTCACCTGCTTTAGGCGGTCACTTAGACTGCAACGATAAAAACCTCACTGAAGTAGGAACTGTCAGTGGAAATAACTTACAAATTGACTTCGGAACACTTTCATAACAATGGCTAAATTATTAAAATTAAGAAGAGGTACAACCTCACAACATAGTAGCTTTACTGGTGCTGAAGGTGAAGTCACTGTAGATACAACTAAAGATACTGTTGTCGTACACGACGGTAGTACCCAAGGTGGTTTTCCACTAATGAGAGAGTCGGGTACAGCAACTGTTGCAACTGAAGTAACAGTTACTGCTAATAACAGTACTAATGAAACTGTCTACCCTATTTTTGTAGATGGAGCAACAGGTTCACAAGGAGCTGAATCAGATACAGGATTAACATATAACCCATCTACAGGTGCATTAACAAGTACATCTTTTGTAGGTGCTGTTACTGGTAACGTAACTGGTAATGCATCGGGTTCATCAGGTTCTTGTACAGGTAATGCTGCAACAGCTACAGAAGGAACTAATGTTACTGTTACTGCTAACAACTCTACTGACGAAACTGTTTATCCAGTATTTGTTGATGGTGCTACAGGCACACAAGGTATAGAAACAGATACAGGTTTCACGTATAACCCCTCAACTGGAGCATTAGCAGCTACTACCTTTACTGGTAATCTTACAGGTAATGTTACTGGTAATGTTACTGGTAACTGTTCTGGTACTGCTGCAACTGTAACTGGAGCTGCTCAATCAGCAATTACTTCAGTTGGTACTTTAACTTCATTAACAGTATCAGGCGATCTTACTGTTCAAGGTACGACTACTACTGTTTCATCTACAACCCTTACAGTAACTGACAAAAATATTGAGCTTGGTAAGGTAGCTTCTCCTAGTGATACGACCGCCGACGGAGGTGGCCTAACTTTGAAGGGAGCATCCGACAAGACATTTAACTGGGTTGATGCAACAGATGCTTGGACTTCTTCTGAACATATACATCTAGGAGATGATAAACAAGTAATCTTAGGTACTAACAGTGACTTCAAGCTGTACCATGCAAATACAGGTACAAAAGGAATAATTGCTAATACAACTGGAGCTATAAATCTAGCTGGTTTGTTATCTGAAAAGGTTACTATTACTGCTGGTAAGCTATCTGATAACCAGAATATCGATCTATCCGCAGGTAATGTTTTCTTATTCACTACTGCTGAAACCACAACCTCTACTCCTAACTTAAGATATAATGGATCTACTGCATTAAATGATAGAGTAGATACAGGAGATACAATTTCAGTAGTCATTATAAACACAGCTGCAGCAGCAGGTTTTAGTGCTCAAATGACTATTGATGGTAATGCAATAACTGAAAAATGGGCTGGAGCTGCCGCACCAAGTGCAGGATCAGCAGCAGGACATGATGTTTATGCATACACAATTATTAAAACTGGAGCTAATGCTTGGACTGTTTTAGGCTCATTCTCGAACTTCGCGTAGGTAATTAACATGGCAATATTAGGTTATGTAAAAGAGATGCCTATGACTGGTGTCTTAGGCTTAGGTGGAGGTGTTGAAGCAAGAGTATTTCCTGGCGGAGGTGGTGATGAATATTGGTGGCATATGGCAAAAGGATATCCCCACGAATCAAGCAACCATAGTGGATTAAGATGGCCACTCAGTATTGAAGCTGATGGTGATGGTAACGTCTACGCTGCTTGGACTAAATGGGGACAAGGTGGTTGTATAGTTAGTAAGCATAATAAATTTGGTAAAGTACAATGGGTGAAACAAATTATGGTTTCATCCGATGGATCGGGAGGACTACAAGATCCAACAACAGGAGCAAGTAATACTCGATGGGCTGGAGGTATGGCTAGATCACCTTATAACGGTAATCTTATATGTTCAGTTCTGGATTTTCAACCATCAGGTACTACTTCTTATGGAGATATTGTACACGTAGCTATAAGTAGTAGTGGTAGTGAAGCATGGTCAGTGAGACATTCGGCTGCACCTGTCTCTGCGACTGGTGGTTGGAACCTAAGTATACCTGTGGCTAATGGCACAGGAAGTGGATATTGGCAGGCTAGAGGAAATGGCCATGGTGCTACCCGCAGTCAATGGGTAAAGTGCCACGCTAATGATGCACAAGATAGATATATTGACACCAGTATGTACTTAAAACAAGTAGGTAGTGGTGGTTATTCGTCAGGAGGAACTTGGAATTCAGTCGGAACTACAGATAATGAATTCATGTGTGTTTTCAAAGCTTCTGATGGTGATCATGCAGGTGATGATTTTGGAAAATCTGCTTGGTGGCGAAATAGCTCTTGGGTTATACAAAACCGTTTGAATACTCAAGATCATGCTGCTTACACCACTACTTCAGGTAGTGATTGGACTATGTACCGTGCTGATAACGGATATCACCAAGGTAACGAATATACAATAAACAGTAGTGGTGAGATAGGGAGTAATTATTACGGAATAGACCATTGGTGGCGATTCCTAAATACTTATCCAAATACACATTATGGTCACGATACCTATAGAGTCACTGCTGTTAATACTTATCAATATATAATGTGTGCTGGATTTACTTATCCAAGCGCACAAAAAAGGCAAGTAAGTGTACTCTTTATTAATAGTTCAGATAGCGGAACATGTACTAAAGCTCGCTGGGCGACTGATCAAGGTTTATGGATTGATTGCTTAGATTATAGTCAAAATGACAGTAGGTTATATGCATCTGGTTATGCAAAAAACAGCTCACAAAAAAACACCCCGGTATTTGCTAGAGCTGAGTTTAGCAATAGTACAAAAAACTGGGACTGGGCCAAGAGAGTTACAGTGCAGCGAAATGGTTCAACTGTTAATGCAAGAGCAACGCTTATAAAAGAAGTTGATGGTAAAGTTTACTGTGGTATTAAAATTGAGGAAGGTTGGCAAAATGGAATTATTATGGTTTGGGATGCTGTAGATGGACCGACTAATGGTACTTATGGAGAAGGAACTACTGGTAGTCAAGATATACAAATTACAATTGCTAGTTTAGGTGGTTCTGATGGTTGGGTAGGTGCTGGTAATGGTAACAATTATTTTGGAAATGGTGGGACAGGAATTGCACATTCCAGCTACACAGCTGCTGGTGGTAACGCTTATGCAACTGGAACAATTACAGAATCAGATAATGCGACTTTAACTAATTTAACCACTCCACAAAAAGTAGTAGATGGAAATACAAGTTCTGATGCTGATTATAAAGGTTTTACTAACGAAGTTCAATCTATTGATCAAGAATCAGATTAATGGAACTTCCATCCATAAGACTTTCTAACTCTAAACTTCCAAGTGCTCTAGATATGCCTAGCATCCCTCTAGAGCCACCGAGTGCAGAGATGCCAGTCTTTCCAACAGTAGTTATACCTCCTCAAAATCTATCAGCTCCGAAAGGAGTAGAGTTAGAAGAAATACCAGAACCTACTGAAGATGAAGAGATAGCTACAACTGAACAACCTACTCTTAGAGTTCCTGTTGTAAAGATAGACTTACCCTTACCTAGTGCAGAAGTCGTAGCTACTGCTACCTATGCAGCTGTTGCAGCTGTAGCCACTACCACCTTAGCTACTCCTTTGTTTAACAAACTAAAGAAACAAATCCAAAAGTTCCTACAGAAAAAAGTTGATAAATGGAAGCAACAGAGACAGAAAAACCAAAAGGACTCCTTGAAAAACTAAAAGAGAATGTAGATGATCATGAAGAACAAATGTTGATCTTAGGTGCAATGGTGCGTCTTGGAGTAGTCATTTGGAGTGGATTTATCATCACGTTAAACTACGTTGAATTACCAATGTTCAAAAAGAGTCCTGGTGGTGATATCACGTTTCCTGCCAGTATTTTTACTGGAGCACTTGCAACATTTGGCTTGTCTACTGGAAACGGTAATGGCAAGAAAAACGGTA